TATCCATTTCTCATCATCATCTAATGATTTTATTTTAAACTCTTCAGTTGAATCTATGTATATACTATGTTCAACTTCTTTCCTAAGAGGTGTGTCCTCAATCTCGTATACTTTGTATAGACCTTTTAACGAATAACCATGACTCTTTATCCATGCTCTTATCTTGCTGGCTGTCCATTTATATTCACTTTTTGTTGAAAATCTAATACTCTGTATCATACTCTTATTATCTGTTTTCTTTCGGCATCCCAGAGCCCTGATACCCTTACTGTTGTACGGATGATGTGAGCCAGCATCCTCTTTTGAAGGCCATGCTTGATAATATGAATCTTTCTTGCATTGCCCAGGCTCTCCAACACGTGCCCGCCATTCACTTGGTTTTTTTTCTAACGGCATTATAATCCCCTTCCTACTATTGGCCCAAAGCCAGCTGCTGGCATACCAGGGCCTATTTTACCATATCCTCTATATTTTGACAAATTAATTTGTTTCGCTATATTTGCCCATCCTTGTCTTAAAGCGTCTTTTGTTTCTTTATATAATAATCTCCTATAACTTCTAGCAGCTCTGACTAGCCAGGGATTACCTTTTACCCACGAACCATCTGGTGCAGTATGACCTTCGTGAACATATACTGCATATTCCACACCCATTGTACCTCCACCGTATATTACATGAATATCAACTTCTTGTGCAATCCCAAGATATGTCTGTGTTCTATCCTCAATCCTCCCACTCGAAGCCAACTTTAGTGTTTCTCCAACTGGACAAGTCTGTTGAGACCTACTTAATATTTTCTCTGCAACTTTTAACAGTTTTTTATGTACTCTTTCCATTAAATCCTTTTCAGCCTTGGCTTTAAACGCTCTTGATGCTGCTTCAAATCCACGAATAGCCAACATAAATGTTTGACCTGTAGTTGGTATTCTCATAGCTGGTGGTTTGTACCTCTTACCTGCTAAAGTAGTAGGTGGAGCGAACAACGATGCTCCTCTTACAGTTTCGCCAGCAAATACCATTACTTATCACCTTTCTTCTGTTTACTTACAGTATCACCCTTTAAGTATTCCACTTCTGATTTGAGTTGGGTAATATTATTTCTTAGATCTGATAACATCTCTGATAACTCGGCAACATCATCTAATAAATCCATAATCCCAAGTGATGCTTCTTCATGTGGTGTACCTAATCCCCCTGGATTACCTGGCTTTATCCTAGGCGATGGATATTGTTTGTCATCAGCCCAAGATTCTTCTATCCTCATCCATCCACATTTTTCTCTCATTTCATTTATTGAGATTCCATGTTCTTGTCTAAGTATACTACAACCAACAGCGTTCTCTCTCAACGCCTGTGCCTCGAGTCTTATCTTTTTTGGTCTTACTTCTCTGAATTTGAATCTCCAATCAGTAATCCCTAAATCTGGTAAAGCACCATGATTAATAACATTTTCAATATCTCTATGTATACTCTCAACTACATCATACCAAGTATCCAGCATCTCTTCTGGATTACCTATTCTACCTGGCGTAGACATGCCCATCTTAGCTGGAGGTATACCGAATGAACTACATATCTCTTGCTTATAATAATTAAGCGTCTCTAGAAATGCACCCTCACGATTAGTTTCCATTAATCTCTGTAACTGAAAACCTTCAGGAACATTAATGGCTATAACTCCAAATGGATTAGTTGCATTTTCCAATTGTTCTTGGACTGACAACATTAACCTATCGTAGTCATCACCGTCAATATCTCCAAAGTTCAATAAATGCTTGGGCACATTACCCTTGAACAAATTACCAATATAACCTGTCAAATTAAGCTGACCAGCTATAATGTTTAACAATGATAACAATGGTGAATGTGGATACAATCTACCTTCTCTAAACTTAGAAACACGAATAATTTTCCTAGAATCAAAATGAACCTTACCCTGTGATGTTGACTGTTCAAATGCCAATTTCCCGCTTTCTGGATCTGGCATCTGCCCAGTATCCATAGTATACAATATCTTCATGGTAGCAGTATCAATATGCCATATTGCCTCTAACTCTCCACCGTACCATGATTTCTTTATACCATCTTCAACTATTTCAAGGTCTTTTTTACCAGACTTCTCCCAATATGCATCATCGTATAACAGATAGTCGTGTACTAGGTCAGCAAGCCATTCATTACCCTTGTCGTCTGGATTTGGATGTTCAAAAAATGCAATAGCTTTTTTATACTGTTTCTTATTTGGATGCTGTATACCTTCAACTGGTACAAAATCATATCCAGCACGTACAATATCGTTAGTACCATGCCTTAGAATAGCAGAAACAGTTGAGGAATTCCTAGCAACTCTCCGTATTAATTTTCTTGATACAGTCGGGTGTATTGGTTTGCCTTCGCTCCACCATCCACTTACACCAGACTTGCTACTAAGAATCTTAGCTATAAAATTACTCTTCCTCTCATCTACCTTGCCATTTACAATACCAAAAGCAGATTTTTTAGATTTATTTTTACTAGCCTTTCTAGATTTAGAGGAAGATTTACGAGTCATCAAAAAGATATTATGCTTTCAAAGCATATAAACTTTTTGTGAAATTTTTATAAAAATTATAATGTATTGTTACTCTTAGGAGCACGTTTTGGTTTATAACAAGAATTTCTTATTAAATCTATATATCTACTATCAGATGATTTGCCTGTCTTTATCTCTTGTCCGATAACCTTAATTTGAACCTTCTTCCTAGATTTTAATTTAGCTAAATGACAGTACACTAGTGTTTGAAAAAAATGCTCAGGCCCAGAACGTCCTATTTTAGTTTTAGGAATAACAGCAGTTGGCTCAACTTTTCCTGTCTTCTCAGGCTTCTCCCATGTCACATTCATATAATGTTTGAATACTTCATCAGCCTTCTCCTGACAGTCCTCATGGTACGGGAACTTATAAATTCTATCTTTGAAATTCTGAAATATCTCAATACATGCTGCAACCTTGTCTACTTCCATCTTATAAACCCTGTTACCAACACCATCTTTTTCCTTATATAAGAACCAATTCCCAGGTCTACTTGTGTATCTACAAGTCTTTACTCTATCACCATACTCCTCCTGTAGATTCTTAGCCACATCTCTACCAACTTCACCCCAATCAATCACACATTGTTTAACATTATAGCTATCTATAATATTCATAAAGTACCGCTTCTCTTCCATAGAATTCTTAAATTGACGTGGGTCTATTGATTCTTGCCATAATACACGATTATGATCTCCATCCATAACAGTGACATAATGAGGCTTACCACAATCGACACCCATAACATTGTTCTCTGCAACAGAACTCTCAACATATCTTAGATTTTCTTTTCTCATTGCAAGTATGTCTTCGATTCTAACTGGTCTATCTCCACCACCCCAAAACTCACCAAGAATTTCATTAATTACCTGTACCTTTGTATAACCTGGTGATATCATTTTTTCATATATCTTTGTCGCAGTTATACCAGGGTGTATGAGTTGATTAGCTCTATATCCGATGTACAATGCACCAGGGTTGAACTCTTTCCATTGTCCATCTCTAACATCTATTGGTCTCTTACAAAAGGCACATCCTTTGTATAATTTTGTATAATGTTCTGCTCCATATGATTTACCACATTCACATTGGAATGGATCAGAACATCTCCAGCCTTGTAATAACTTCTTCCTACCACAATCTTCACATTCAACTAATCTAAATAGATTATTAATACACATTGCATTAAGATTCTCTTTCTCACCGAAAATCTGGTCTCTACCACAATCATGGTGACGGCATGTTACCACCCATAATTTTTGAGTTGATTTCTGCCAAAAATCTGCTAAGTCACTAGCTGGGTCTCTCGCTGTACCTGTTATAACGAACCATTTGAACGGACTCTGGGTCTGCATTTCTCTCAACATCCCAAAGAAACCATGTTCTTGGTCTTGACTCTCATCAGAAATTATAAGTTGAGCCTCTTCACCTAATATACCTTTTGCCATATTCCAAGATGATTCTAATGTCAGTGTATTCAGTACATCCTTCTCATCTGTCTTCCATACTCTGTTATACACTCCTGTTGGGTGTGAGACATATCTTTCTCTTAACCATCCATTTACACCCTGGTTTATTGATGGTACTAGTCTCTTCATTGAAAAGGCTCTTACCTGTTTTCTCCTAGCAATTACATATAATGCGTTCCATAATTTGAATCCGTTCATTGCGTACAGAATAAGATTATTAATGAACTCAGTTTTCTCTATTTTCCTTGAGCCGAAATATAGTAATACCTTATCTTTTATATCTGGTGTGAATTCTCTATATAAATCATGAAGAAATTCTCTACCATCAAACTTAAATGGCTTGCTTGGATCTTTAGGATGTGACCTAAATACTTCTGAAAAATCATCCAAGTACAGAATATTCTTCTCATCACTATCTGTCATCACTCTCACTTAAATCTTCATTCTTTGGCTTCGGTAATGGAGATGGTACAGGTCTATAAGGGCCTGGCTTTGGTTTTTTCTTACTCATCACCATAACCACAAAGTAAATAATAATAATACCAAAAATAGTACCACAGCAAATATTAATCATTGACACACCTTACGTATACAAAGCAGCAGCATCCTTTTCTTTCTTTTTTTGTTTCTTCTCTGCTTCTGTGGCTGCCTTTTGAAGATTTTCTCTAATCTCCTTTACTGCATT